TGAAAATTCCCCGGGGGTAAAATTTGTGTTTGCGTTTTACCCCCTCTGTTACCTCTGGGCTGTTATGGTACTTAGAGAGGCTTACGACGTTCCTTACCGTTAGGTTTTCTCCTTTCTAGACGGTCCTTCACCTCCTTTCAAAACTGGGTAAAACCCCGTCGTAAGCCTCTCTAAGTACCATAATAGTTCAAGTAACTATACTGAAACCGAAAGAAAGGAGGCGGTAAGTATGAAGAAACCAAAGGCAATTCCCCAACCCGAACCCCAACGTAATCGCAGGCCGGCCCTGACTCCCGAAGCTAGAGAGAATCAGATGATTTCTTTAGCAGTTGACTTGGCCGAAAGGCAGTTAATGGAAGGAACCGCTTCCTCTCAGGTCATCACGCATTACCTGAAACTGGGTTCGACGAAGGAACGAATAGAAAAGGAGATTCTCGAAAAGCAGAAGGAGCTGATCGCCGCCAAGACCGAATCCCTCCAGTCCGCCAAGCGAATTGAGGAGCTTTACAAGGATGCGATCAACGCTTTCCGAGAATACAATGGTCAAGGTGCACAAGATGAGGATGATTAGAACATATTCGGAGCTCATCGCCCTGCCGACATTTAAGGAGAGGTTTGAATACTTAAAGCTAGGCGCTCGAGTTGGGGCTGCGACGTTTGGTTATGATCGATATTTGAACCAGATTCTATACAACTCCTATGAGTGGAAGGAGCGAATCAGGCGAGACATTATCATTCGAGATGGTGGCTGCGATCTGGCCGTTCCTGGCTTTGAAATTCCAAGGCGGATTCTTATTCATCATATCAACCCAATCACGGTTGAAGATGTGAAGAGTCGCGACCCAATAGTCTTTGATCCGGAGAATCTCATTTGTGTATCTCACACCACGCATCAAGCCATCCACTATGGCGACGAGAACCTAATTCCTACTGGCCCCATTGAACGAACCAAAAACGACACCTGCCCCTGGAGACATACATAAGGAGGAACTTACAATGTCTAAGAGAGACTATACTCAGTATCGCAACGACCCTCGCCCTCAGCTCTACACTCCTTCTGCGAAGGTTGAGGAGACCGAGCCTGAGGTGACCGTGGCTGAGCCCGAAGTCGAGCTGCCCATGGTTGAAGAAACCAAGGCTCCCGTTACGGGCATCGTCGTCGATTGCGATCGTCTTCGCATGAGAGAATCCCCTTCCCCCTATGCCGAGGTTATCTGCACCATCGAACGCGGCAGCAAGTTGACTATCAATGAAGATGAGTCTACGGCTAGCTTCTACAAGGTCTGCGCAGAGATCGGTGCTGAAGGGTACTGCATGAAGCAGTTCGTCAAGATTGAACCGTAAGGAGTGGTCTTATGGATAGCATACTGACATCAATCAAGAATCTGCTTGGCATCACCGAAGAACAGAAAGATTTCGATAATCAGATCATCATTCACATCAACTCTGTCCTTGGGGCATTGACTCAGATTGGTGTCGGGCCTGAAGAAGGCTTCGCTATCCAAGATGACTCCGCCTCTTGGGCAGATTTTATTCCTGAGGAAGGTCCAAAACTCGAGTCGGTAAAGACTTACATCTATGCAAAAGTCCGACTCATGTTTGATCCTCCCACGAGTTCTGCGCTGATTGAGAACCTGAATAAGTTGGCCAGTGAACTTGAGTGGAGACTCTCAGTCACGGTTGATCCGACTCCTCCGGAATATGACAGCTGCGGCTGGTAAAAGAAGGAGGCTAGCTTATGGCTAACACTATACCCCTCGAGGTAAAACGACATTGCGTTGAGCTCGCAGAGTCTGGCACACCCAATAGAGCAATCTATCAGGACTATTTCGCCAAACAATTCGATGAGCCTGCTAAATATGCGGGGTTCAGAAGAATGCTTCATAAGTGGAAGAGTAGGGCTATGGCAGATCGCTCGACTTTAGAGGCCGGGACTTATGAAGGCTTCATTGCGCATGGCGCTACCGTTCAGGTATCCGCAAAAGGCGAGATCGTGCAGGCCTGGGTCAAGCAACATGCTGGTTCCGTCGACCCGATCGAATTTATCGAGGCTATTCGAGGCACCGTTCCGGCGTATGAGTACCAATTGCAGATCGATGGCTCCGCATCCCGAATGCTGGAGATTCCTTTATTCGATATGCACTGGGGCATCAACTACCTCGAGCATTACGAGCGAGTTCTTTGCGAGATCCTCGAGCTTATTTCTAGCCGCCATTGGGCGCAGATCGTGATTCCCTTTGGCCAGGACTTCTTCCATAACGATAGTATCGTAAATGGACAGACGACCAAGGGTATACAGATCGAGAAGGTCGACATGCAGCGCGCCGTTAAGGAGGGTCAGCAGTTCGTCTATGCTATTGTAGACGCTGCTCTTGCTAATTCCAACTCCGTGCGAGTGCTTTACACTCCTGGCAACCATGATCGAAGCGTTTCCTGGATGTTCATGCAGGTGCTGCTCGAGAGATATGGATCTGAAATTGTTGACGACTCTTTGGAGTATCGTAAAGCATTTGCTTACGGTGCTAATGTAGTCATGGTCACTCACGGAGACTCCAAGCAGGCCACTCCTAAGAACCTCGCGCACATTTTCCCGATTGCATTCCCCGAAATGTTCGCTGAGGCGACTATTCGAGAAGTGCATTCTGGCCACTTACATTATGAGAGCGAGGCCGACATCTACGGCGTTATGGTGCGTCGCTTGTCATCTGGCTCCCAAATCGACGAATGGTCTGACAAAGAGGACTACGTTGGCACCCATCGGAGATTCATGCTCTTTGAGTGGGGGCTGGACAAGCTGAAGTCCATTCACTACATTTGATTCGAGGTGAAAATTCAAAATGAGCTATGAACTCTACCATTACGGCACCAAGGGCATGAAGTGGGGTGTTCGCCGTTATCAGAACAGCGATGGCTCGCTGACGCCTGCCGGTAAGAAGCGGTATGAGCGGGATATTCAGGAGAACAATTCGAAAAAGAAAGAGAACCGAATCGTGATCGATAAACCCGATGCGAGCCGTTGGGTTCGGGAAGATATTTCTCGAACTAAGAAAACTGTCGACGCAACCTCCGACCTGGTCAGGCAGGCTCAGAAGATTGAGAGTAACTCTCGGAAGAGTAAGACCCAAAAAATGGACCTGAGCAAGATGACCGATCAGGAAATGAGGTCCCGAATCAATCGAGAGCTTCTGGAGCGGCAATACAGTGACATGTTTGCACCCCAGAACACATCCAGAGGTCGCGAAAGAGTCCGTAACATTCTTGAGACCTCGGGCACTGTACTAACGGTTGGAAGTACTGCGCTCGGGATTGCTCTGGCTATCAAGGAACTTAAGGGTTAAGGAGTCGATAACATGGCATTATCGAACACCGCTACTCCCAAGTATTATGGCCAGTTTCGTGATGCCGTAATTCGAGGAGAGATACCGGTATGCAGAGAAATCTCTATGGAGATGAACCGCATAGACGACCTTATAGCCAACCCCGGCATCTGGTATGACGATGAAGCGATCGACGGATTCATCAAGTACTGTGAACGAGAGCTTACTTTGACTGACGGTGAAGATCTTCATCTTCTGGACAGCTTCAAACTGTGGGCCGAACAGATCTTTGGCTGGTACTACTTCGTCGAGCGAAGCGTTTATGTGCCTGGGGAAGATGGGCATGGCGGTCACTATGTCAAAAGGTCGATCAAGAAGCGCCTGGTGAACAAGCAATACTTGATCGTTGCTCGAGGCGCAGCTAAATCGATGTACAGTTCCTGTATACAGAACTTCTTCCTGAACGTCGACACCTCCACCACTCACCAAATTACCACCGCACCTACCATGAAACTGGCCGAAGAGGTCATGTCTCCTATCCGAACCGCGATTACTCGCGCAAGAGGCCCACTCTACAAATTCCTTACCGAAGGCTCCATCCAAAATACTACCGGCTCCAAAGCAAATAGATGTAAACTCGCTGCGACTAAGAAGGGCATTGAGAACTTCCTCACAGGCTCCTTGCTTGAGATCCGTCCCATGACGATCGATAAGCTGCAGGGTCTGCGATGCAAGATCGCAACTGTCGACGAATGGCTTTCTGGCGACGTTAGAGAAGACGTTGTCGGCGCTATTGAGCAGGGCGCTTCTAAGAACGACGACTACTTGATCGTAGCAACTAGCTCCGAAGGTACCATCCGTAACGGCCCCGGCGACACAATCAAAATGGAGCTAATGGAAATCCTCAAAGGCGACTATATCAACCCTCACGTTTCCATTTGGTACTACAAACTGGACTCTGTGGATGAGGTCGCTAACCCGGAGATGTGGCTGAAAGCCAACCCGAACCTCGGAAAGACCGTCACGTATGAGACCTATCAGCTCGACGTTGAAAGGGCCGAGAAAGCCCCCGCCAGCAGGAACGATATTCTTGCGAAGCGTTTTGGTATTCCCATGGAAGGCTATACGTACTTCTTTACCTACGAAGAAACGCTCCCCCATCGTACCCGCGGTGACTATTGGGGCATGGCTTGCTCGCTTGGAGCTGACCTTTCTCAGGGTGACGACTTCTGTGCTTTCACTTTCTTGTTCCCCCTTTCCAGAGGCGAGTTCGGAATCAAGACTCGCAACTATATATCTGAGCTGACTCTCATGAAGCTTCCTCTGGCTATGCGACAGAAGTACGACGACTTCATCAAAGAAGGCAGTCTGATTGTTATGCCCGGAACTGTTCTGGATATGATGGAGGTCTATGAGGATCTGGATACGCATATCGCCCACTGCGAGTATGATGTCCGATGCTTTGGCTTCGACCCGTATAATGCTCGGGAATTCGTGGAGCGCTGGGAGAAAGAGAATGGTCCGTTTGGTATCGAGAAAGTCATTCAGGGCGCGAAGACAGAGTCTGTTCCGCTGGGTGAGTTGAAGAAGCTTGCTGAAGAGCGGATGCTTATCTTTGATGAGGACTTGATGACCTTTGCCATGGGTAACTGTATCGTCATGGAGGACAGCAACGGTAACCGAAAACTTTTGAAAAAGCGCTACGAGGCTAAGATTGACCCCGTCGCTGCTATGATGGACGCCTTCGTGGCGTATAAACTCAACAAAGAAGCCTTTGAATAAGGAGGGATAGTGAGATGCCCAATGAATATGAACTCTACCATTACGGCACCAAGGGTATGAAATGGGGTGTTCGTCGCTACCAGAATAAGGACGGCTCGCTGAATGCAAAAGGGATCAAACGCTATGCTCAAAAAGGGTATGCCCAGGATGCTTTGAATAGCAACAAAACCAAGGCCGGAAGGATCTATGACAGACTCACGGATGCTCATAAGTATAGCGGCCAGATCAAGTATGGTACCTCTTCTGACAAGCAGAACAAAGCTAGGGCTGAAAAGTACGTCGCTGAGAAAGCTGCTGAAAAGCAGAACGCTGCCAAAAAGCGTGAGGCGCATAAAAAGAATCTCGATGACCACACGACCATTAAGATTATGAAAGAGCTCAATAAGGCTGCGATTGGCTCTGCAGGCCTTGCACTCGGAACTGCAGCTGTGGGTTCGGCTGCTACGTTTGCTTTAGCGAAAGCTGGCAAAACTGCAGCGGCAGAATCGGTCTATAAATTGTCGAGAAAGGCCTTCGGCGATCTGGCAGGTAGTGCTATCGTTAATGCCGGCGGCGCTTTTGTTACAGGCAATATGATAAGTAAAAGCTCGTATGATGACTATCGCAAAAAGGAGCGCCAAATTAACGAGGCGTACAAATAAGGAGGACTCTCTATGGAAACATCCTTTGGCTCCAGGCTCAAGCAGGCCTGGAATGTATTCAGGTCTAGGGACCCTACCCCGAGATATTACCCAGACTATGGGGCGGGGTATTCACTTCGCCCAGATCGGCCTCGGTTTTCCCGTGGAAATGAGCGCTCCATTGTGACATCGGTTTATAATCGAATTGCTTTGGATGCGGCGGCTATCAATATTCAGCATGTGCGCCTGGACACGAATGGCCGGTTCGTCGAGACACTAGATACGACTCTGAATAAATGCCTAACTTTAGAGGCTAATGTCGACCAAACAGGAAGAGCTTTTATTCAGGATGCCGTGATGTCAATGCTTGATGAGGGTTGTGTGGCCCTAGTTCCCGTTGAAACCGACGTTGATCCGACAGCGGATGAGCCATTCAAGATTCTCTCCATTAGGACGGCGAAGATTATTGAATGGTATCCAACCCATGTTCGGGTTCGTCTCTATAATGAGCTGAATGGCAATAAGGGAGAGGTTGTTCTTCCGAAGAGTTCTGTAGCTATCGTTGAGAATCCTTTATACGCAGTGATCAACGAGCCTAACTCTACCATGCAGCGCCTCGTCCGCAAGCTTTCCCTGCTCGATAGCATCGACGAGCAGACTGGCTCCGGTAAGCTGGACCTTATCATTCAGCTTCCCTACATCATCAAAACCGATGCAAGACGTCAACAGGCCGAAAACCGGCGAAAAGATATAGAGATGCAGTTGGCTGGCTCCAAATACGGCATCGCCTACACCGATGGAACCGAACGTATTACTCAGCTTAATCGACCCGTCGAGAACAATCTCATGAAGCAGATTGAATACCTAACGAGCATGCTTTATAGCCAGTTGGGCATTACTCAAAGCATCATGGATGGTACTGCGGACGAAAAGACCATGCTGAACTATTATAATCGGGCCATCGAGCCGATTGTCTCGGCAATTGTTGACGAGATGAAACGAAAGTTTCTCACTAAGACTGCTCGGTCGCAGCGGCAAACTATCTCGTTCTTTAGAGATCCGTTCAAACTTGTTCCTGTGAATGACATCGCTGAGATCGCAGACAAGTTTACTCGTAACGAGATCCTCACGAGTAACGAGGTGCGGCAGATTATCGGCATGAAGCCTGCCGGTGACCCCAAGGCCGACCAGCTTCGAAACAGTAATATCGCTGAATCGAAGCAGACGGAAAGTGAAGTGCCGATCAACGTGACCGAAGATTTCGATAAAGGAGGAATAGGTCAAAATGGCTAAAAACTATGATTTCAGTGGCTGGGCGACCAAGTATGGCATCCATTGCACTGACGGCCGGACGATCATGCCTGGTGCATTTAAGGACTGCGATGGTAAGGTTGTTCCGCTGGTCTGGAATCACCAGCACAAGGACGTCAATGAAGTGCTTGGCAATGTGCTTCTGCAGCATCGCGATGAAGGGGTTTATGCTTACGGCACTTTCAATGACACCGAATCCGGTCAGACTGCCAAAAAGCTCGTTGAGCACGGCGATGTGAATGCTATGTCCATCCATGCCAATCGGCTGAAAGAGCATATGTCCCAGGTCATGCATGGAAACATGATCGAAGTTAGCCTTGTTCTGGCCGGTGCTAATTCCGGCGCCATGATCGACACCGTAATGATGCATGGCGAAGAGACAGAAGACGAGGCGATCATCTACACCGGTGAAACATTCGAGCTGTCTCAATCCGACGATGAAGAGACCCCCGCTGAAAAAGTCACCGAAGATCCCGCTGCAGAGGAGCCCCCTCTGTCTCATGCGGATGAGAACAAGGAAGGAGACAATAAGACTATGGCAGAAGACACCGCCAAGAAAACCGAGGGTGAGAAGACCGTCGCCGACGTGTTCAATACCCTCACCGAAGAGCAGAAGACCGTGGTCTATGCGATGATCGGTCAGGCCCTGGAAGATGCCGGGGCTGAAGACAACGATGATGAAAATGAAGGAGGAAATGAAACCATGAAGCACAACGTTTTCGATAGCAATGACACCCAGCAGGCCGGTGTTCTGACCCATGCTGATCAGGAGGCCATCATTTCTATGGCCAAACAGTCCAATGTCGGTAGCCTGAAGCAGGCTCTCCAGATCTTTGCCGAGCAGAACGACACCCTGAAGCATTCCGAGGACGGCGTCGGCATTTTCGAGGATTATGGCGTCCTGTTCCCCGAGCTGGAGCTGCTGAAGAAGGGCGAGCCCGAGACCCTGTACAAGTATGATCAGAGCTGGGTCACTCCCGCGCTGAACAAGATCCACAAGAGCCCCTTCTCCCGTATTCGTACCCGCCACGCTGATGCTCGCGCCGCGGAGCTGAAGGCCAAGGGTTACCAGAAGAAGGGTGACGAGAAGAAGATCATGGGTCAGATCAAGATGATCACCCGTGAGACCACTCCTCAGACTATCTACATCAAGGATAATCTGCATCGTGATGATATCATCGACATCACCGATTTCAGCATCGTCGAGTATCAGTGGAAGCAGATGCGCCGGGTCCTGGATGAGACCATGGTGCTGGCTGCGATGGTCGGCGACGGCCGCGAGATCGGTGATCCCGACAAGATCAGCGAGGAGCATGTCCGTCCTATCTGGAAAGATAGCGACGAGTACACCATTCACACTGACGTGGATCTGGCTGCTGCCAAGGCGGAGCTGCAGGGTTCCAACACCTCTGCCAACTTCGGTGAGAACTACATCTACGCGGAGGCGATCATCACTGCCGCTCTGTACTCCCGCGAGAAGTTCAAGGGTACCGGTACTCCTGACTTCTACTGCACTCCTCACCTGGTGAACGTGATGCTGCTGGCCCGCGATCTGAACGGTCGTCGTATCTACGACTCCAAGGCTGACCTGGCCAAGGCGCTGAACTGCAACTCCATCGTCGAGGTTGAGCAGTTTGAAGGTCTGACTCGTACCACCGAGGACGGCGCTACTAAGAAGCTGCTGGGTCTGTTCGTGAACCTGAACGACTACACCTTTGGCTCCACCCGCGGCGGCGAGATCACTCGTTTCGAGGACTTCGATATGGACTTTAACCTGAAGAAGTTCATGCTGGAGACTCGCCTGTCCGGCTCTTTGTACAAGCTGAAGTCCGCCATCGCTCTGGAGGAGCCCGTCGCCACTACGACTCCTACCAATCCTGACGACACCCAGGGCTAAGTAAACCAGGAGGAAATTCAAAATGGCGAAATTTTGTGGAATAATCGGCTTTGCTGAGACGGTGGAAACTGAGCCCGGCTTGTGGGTCGAACAGATCACGGAGCGTCGCTACTTCGGCGATGTCTTCCGGAATGTCGGCATGCATCAGTCTTCTGGCGGTGTTAATGACAACATCAACATTGATAACCAGATCAGCATTGTAGCCGACCCATACGCCAACCAGAATTTCCACCATATGAGATATGTCGAGTTCATGGGTACGAAATGGAAGATTACCAATATCGAAGTTCAGTATCCACGGCTAACTTTGTCGATCGGAGGTGAGTATAATGGCCAGCAGGCTTGAACTGCAGAGTAAGTTGGAAGAACTTCTCGGAACAAGAAACGTGTACTATCAACCCCCGGAATCGATAAAGATGCGATACACTGCCATTCGATATTCGAAGAGCAGCTATTATATCGCTCATGCAAATAACTCGATATACTCTAAACTCACCCGTTACGAAGTGGTAGTGATTGCCCAAAGCCCCGACGACCCGGTGATCGACAAGATTCTCGAGTTGCCGTATTGCGCCTTTGGCCAGCATTACGTTGCTGAGAATCTCTATCACGACGTATTCACTCTATATTACTAAAAGGAGGACAACAACATGGCTAAACTGACTTGGGATGCTACTGGTGAGCGCCTGTATGAAACTGGCGTAAAGCAGGGTGTGCTGTATATTCCCACCAACGGCGTCTACTCCAAGGGCGTGGCCTGGAACGGTCTGACCGCCGTTACCGAGAGCCCCTCTGGCGCAGAGGCTACCGCTCTGTATGCCGATGACATCAAGTATCTGAACCTCATGTCCAACGAGGAGTTCGGCTGTACCATCGAGGCGTATACCTACCCCGATGAATTCGCTCAGTGCGACGGCTCTGCCGCCCTGGCGACCGGCGTGAAGATCGGTCAGCAGGCTCGCAAGATCTTCGGTCTGTGCTATCGCACTACCCTTGGTAACGATGTCGACGGCAACGACCACGGCTACAAGCTGCATCTGGTCTACGGCGCTCTGGCCGCTCCTTCCGAGAAGGCCTATTCGACCATCAACGACTCTCCCGAGGCGATCACTTTCTCCTGGGAGGTTACCACTACTCCTGTGGCTGTAACCGGCTTCAAGCCCACCGCCCATATCGAGATCGACTCTACCAGCGCCGATGCTACCAAGCTGGCCGCTCTGGAGGACATCCTGTACGGCACTGAGAGCGAGGAGGCCCGCCTGCCGCTGCCTGATGAGATCAAGACTCTGATGACGAAGGACGCCGGCTGATTTCATTCATTACAGGGCCCTGCTTAATTGTGGGGCCCTCTTTTTCATTTAGAAAGGAGAAAACTATGCTGAAGAAGCCTATTACCTACACTGACTACAATGGTGTCGAGAGAACCGAGGACTTTTACTTCAACCTGACCAAGGCTGAGGTGATGGAGATTGAACTGAGCACCTCTGGCGGTCTGACAGAGATGATCTCTCGTATCGTGGCTGCTCAGGACGCCCCCGCTATCATCAAGATTTTCAAGGAACTGGTCCTAAAGGCCTACGGCGAGAAGAGCCCCGATGGCAAGTACTTCCTGAAGGAAGACAAGGACGGCAGACCTCTGGCCGACGCTTTCAAGCAGACCGAGGCCTACTCCCAGCTGTTCATGGAGTTGGCTACCGATGCTGAAGCCGCTGCCGCGTTCTGCAATGGGATCATTCCCTCTGTGAATTAATGGGAGGGCGCCCCGATGCTGCGGATAGTCGTCCCGGGCAAAGAACAGTTTGACGAGGCGACAAGCCAATTCATCACCACCAAAGAACAGGTCTTGCAGTTGGAGCATTCCCTCGTCTCACTTTCAAAATGGGAATCCAAATGGTGCAAACCGTTTCTAACTAAAGAGGACAAAACGCCGGAAGAGGTCGTGGATTACATCAAGTTCATGACCCTTACCCAAAACATTCAACCTGAAGTGTACAACTGCTTGACAAGCGAGAACCTAAGGGAGATCGACGCCTATATTAGCGCCCCGATGACCGCGACCCGTGTCTACAACGAGCCGAAAGGAAAGTTGAATAGAGAGCAGGTTACGGCGGAGCTTATCTATTACTGGATGATCACCCTAAATATTCCGTTTGAATGCCAGAAGTGGCACTTAAACCGGCTTATGACGCTGATTCGAGTTTGTAGTGCCAAGAGTCAGCCGCCTCGGAAGATGAGCCGAGCAGAAATCATGAGTCGGAATGCTGCTCTTAATGAAGCTCGTAAGAAGCAGCTACATACTACAGGCTAAATATTTCAAAAGGAGGAGCTAATAATGAAGATGCATGACAAGGTATATGACGTGCTGAAGTACATCGCTCAGTACGTCCTCCCCGCACTTGGTACCCTCTATTTCGCCCTGGCTTCCATCTGGGGTTTCCCCTATGGCGAGCAGGTTGTGGGTACTATCACTGCCGTTGACACTTTTCTTGGCGTGATTCTGGGGCTTTCCAATGCCCAGTACAAAAAGGAGCTGAGCGAGAATGCCTAAAGTCTACCTGTCTCCTGCCTATCATCGGCAGAACGAATGCTGCTATCCACGCCCTGATGGTAAGCAGTGCTATGAAACCCTCGAGAATAATGAGTACCTCGATGAGCTTGAGCCGTTCCTGAAAGCTTGCGGCATCGACTATAAGCGCGGCCCGCGTCGTACCCCGATGAACGGAGAAGACGGCACACAGCTGATGTATCAGGCCGTCCGCGAATCCAATGCATATGGCGCCGACGTCCACTATGTCAGCCATACGAATGCTAGCGCCAAAGGCAATGCTAGAGGTTGCCACCCGATGTACTACCCGACTAGTAAGAAGGGTAAGCAGCTTGGTGAAATTATGGTTAAGTACCGTAAGGAGGTGTACCCATACACCGTTAAGCTGATCGCCAGAAGCAACCTGTATGAACTGCGCGTTCCGAACGCCGTGAGCTTCTATGAGGAGCACGCCTTCCATGACAACCTGGAAGACATCACATGGTTCCATACTCATATGCGGGATGTGGCACGCTCCGCTGCCAAGGGTCTGTGCGAGTATTTCGGCATCAAGTTTGTCGAACCCTATGCTGGCCAGGTTGAGGAGAAGAAGGAAGACAAACCGGCAACCGCTGAGTCCGCCTACTCTCTGAAGCAGTTCATCAAAGACATTCAGAAGGCATGCGGAGCGAGCGTTGATGGTATCGCGGGCCCGGAGACCCTCTCCAAGACAGTAACTCTGTCTGCGAAAAAGAATCCGAGGCATGCCGCGGTAAAGCCCGTTCAGAAGCGTCTCTATGCTTTGGGCTATATCAAGGTCGGCGTTGCAGATGGTATCGCAGGACCTAACTTCACATCGGCCGTGGTGCAGTTCCAGCGTGCAAATAGCTGCTTTGCCGATGGCGAAATCACCGCCAAGAACAAGACTTGGAAGAAGCTCCTTGGCATGGAGTAAGAGGTGTAACAATGTTAACGTTCAGACAAAAGGGCGACTTCTCTAAGCTTACTAGATTCTTAGAAAGAGCCAAAGAGACTGTAAAGCTCGGAGACCTTGATAAGTATGGTCGAGCAGGAGTAGCCGCTCTTGAGTCTGCGACACCCGTCGACTCTGGCCTAACTGCTCGGTCCTGGTACTACAAGATCGAGAACAAGAACGGGAGAGCTACGATTAGCTTTCACAACTCAAACATTCAAAATGGAGTTCCTATAGCCATCATTCTACAGTATGGCCATGCTACTGGAACTGGTGGATGGGTCGAAGGGCGAGATTACATCAACCCCGCTATTCGCCCCGTCTTTGACGAAATCCTAAATAATGCATGGAGGGAGGTTACTGCGCTATGAGTAGAACTATCGATGAAAAAGTCGTGTCAATGCAGTTTGATAACAGGCAATTTGAAAGCAATGTCAAAGCTAGCCTGGGTACGATAGCGCGACTCAAGGAAAGTTTGAACTTTTCTGGCGCGGCCAAGGGGCTCTCTAACATCGATAGCGCCGCTAAGTCCATCAACATGGGCGGACTTAGTGACGCAGTCGAAGGGGTTAAGCTCCGTTTTTCTGCTCTGGAAGTCATGGCGGTAACCGCCCTCAGCAACATCACCAACTCCGCCGTCAATGCGGGTAAACGGCTTGTGTCTGCGTTTACGATTGAACCCATCAAGTCGGGTTTCCAAGAATACGAGACTCAGATCAATGCCGTTCAGACCATCCTTGCCAATACTGAAAGCAAGGGTACGACGCTTGACGACGTTAACAATGCGCTTGATACGCTGAACACATACGCCGATAAGACCATTTACAACTTCACCGAGATGACCCGGAACATCGGTACTTTCACAGCTGCTGGTGTGGACTTGGATACGTCAGTTACTGCCATCCAGGGTATCGCAAACTTGGCAGCTGTTTCCGGTTCAACCTCTCAGCAGGCTTCTACGGCGATGTATCAGCTTTCCCAGGCGTTGGCCTCGGGTACAGTCAAACTGATGGACTGGAACTCCGTGGTTAATGCTGGTATGGGCGGTCAGGTCTTCCAGGATGCTTTGAAGGAAACTGCTCGCGTGCACGGCATCGCTATTGATGACATGATCAAAGAGGAGGGTTCTTTCAGAGAAACTCTGAGCAAGGGCTGGCTGACCTCTGATATACTGACCGAAACCTTGACGAAGTTCACTCTAGCCACTGAAAGCATGACCGAAGCTGAGAAAGAGAAAAACAAAGAAATGCTTCGGAGCAAGGGCTACACGGACGAACAGATCGAGGAAATTTTCAAGCTGGGTAATACGGCGACCAATGCCGCTACCAAGGTTAAGACCTTTACCCAGCTTATGGACACCTTGAAAGAAGCGGCCCAGTCTGGATGGACTCAGACTTGGGAGCTTATCGTAGGTGACTTTGAAGAGGCTAAAAGTCTCTGGACCAAGGTCTCTGATATATTTGGCGCTATGATCAATGATTCCGCTGAGGCTCGAAACACAATGCTTCAGGGCTGGGCAGATGGCGGCGGTCGTGAGATCGCTATCGAAGCCCTCTCGAATGCATTTAAGGGCCTTATGGGAGTCGTCAACGCCGTCAGCGAGGCGTTTCGTGAAGTTTTTCCTCGCATCACATCCGATCAGGCTCTCGAATTCACGAAGAATCTTCGCGACTTGACCGAAAAACTTCAGATGAGCGAAGAGACCGCTGATAAGGTTAAACGGACGTTCAAGGGTATATTCGCTTTCTTTAAGCTGATTGCGAGAGCAATAATCGTGGTCGCTAAGCCGATTCTCGCTTTGGTCGGCCCGCTTCTCGATTTGTTGCTTTCGATAACTGCTCCGCTGGGTGATTTCTTCACCGCAATCAATGAAGGCCTCGATACGAATGGCATTTCCGGAGCACTTTCGGCTATCGGGTCGGTTCTTGGTGATTTTCTTGGCCTCGCAACAGAGGGTATTGATAGCTTTGCTAGTGGCTTGTCGACCGTTGGCGAGTTCATTGGTAAGGTAGCATCTAAGATCGGCGGGGTTCTTAAGGAGGTCTTTGGCTGGATTGCTGACCATGTCTCAGCCGGCGATATTTTCGCTGGTTTGGCAGGCGGTGGGATCTTTGCCGTTGCCCATAAACTCGTCGATCTGCTTAAGACCGTGAAAGATGCTTTCGTTGGTTTCTTTGGTAAAGATGGAGACGGTCTCAGTATCAAGAAACAGTTCTCGGATATTCTGGGATCTGTTCACGACAGTCTGCAGTCGTTCTCGACCGGCATCAAGGTAGGCTCGATTGTTGCAATTGCTGTGGCGATTGGCATTCTATCAGCATCTTTGAAAACTATCTCGAAGCTTGAACTGAAAGACGTCGGCAAGGGCTTAGGCGCCATTGCTATCATGATGGTAACACTGAGTGCAGGCTTCAAATCTCTTACCAAATCGCTTGCTAAGTTTAGCTCTAAGGGCATTATTAAGGCCGGCGTCTCGCTGGTTCTCATTGCAACGGCCATTCGCATTCTGGCTAGCGCTATGGCTAAGATTGCCGAGCTTTCACTGCCCGAAATTGCAAAGGGGCTTCTCGGCATTGGTGTTGGTCTCGCTGAGCTTTCTCTCGGATTGAAGATCATCGGGAAGACGAAAGTCTCCCTGTCCACCAGCGTGGCGATGATTGCGTTGGCGGAAAGTTGCAAGATGCTTGGGGATGCGATGCAGAAGTTCGCCGGGTTGTCTTGGGCCGAAATTGCGCGAGGGCTGGTTGCTATGGGCGTCGCCCTGTTAGAAATGACGGGCGTCATGGCGATTATGCAAAAGATCGGCGGAGGTAAAACTCTGATCGGCAGTGCAAGTTTGCTGATTGCAGTTCAGTCGTTGGATAAACTGGCCGATGGTCTGCAGAAGTTCGGCTCTATGTCCTGGCAAGAAATTGGTCGCGGCTTGGTTGCTATGGGCGTCGCCCTTGCTGAACTCGTCGTTTCTGTCGGATTGCTTGGCAAGCTTGCCGGATTCTCTGGCATTATCGGCGCTGGTACGATTCTTATTGTGACTCAGGCCCTCGACGACATTGCCCTTGCTCTCCAGAAATTCGGCTCTATGGCCTGGGACGAAATTGGTCGAGGACTTACCGCTATGGGCGGAGCTCTCACTGAACTCTCTCTGACGTGTGGCCTGCTCGGCGGTATTGCTGGCTTTGCAGGTATTATCGGCGCTGGTGCGATTCTGGTTGTCGTTCAGGGCTTGGACACTATAGCCGTTGCCCTTCAGAAGTTCGGTCTCATGACTTGGGATGAAATAGGTCGAGGCCTTGCTGCCATGGGCGGCGCGCTGACTGAGCTTTCTCTGACGTGCGGCTTGCTTGGCGGTATCGCCGGGGTTGCTGGACTGTTTGGCGCAGGCACAATTCTGATTGTCGTGCAGGGTTTGGATGATCTTGCCATGGCTCTCCAGAAGTTTGGCCTAATGTCTTGGGAAGAGATTGCTCGAGGACTCGTCGCTATGGGCGGTGCCTTGACGGAACTGTCCGTTATTACAGGAGTTCTCGGAACACTTGCGCCCCTTGCAAGCATGCTCGGTAGCGGAGCCATCCTGATCGCTGTTCAGGGTCTCGGCGACCTTGCTGATGCACTTAAGAAGTTCGGTGAGATGGACTGGGATTCCATAGGTCGAGGTCTTGCGGCCATGGGCGGCGCTCTCGGCGAGGTTGCTCTTGGTGGCCTACTCAACACCTTATCCGGTTTGGGCGCACTTTCGATTTCTGCTATTGCTGAACCGTTAGGGGTACTTGCCGACTCCGTCAAGAAGTGGGCTGGCGTGGAAGTTCCGGAAGGGTTATCAGGGCAGCTGATCGAGCTGGCAAATGGCATATTCGCCTTTACCTTTGGTGGCGCTGGTGCCTCTGCTATTGCAACTGTAGCAACGCCCCTCGGCACCCTAGCAAGCTCTGTGAAGAGTTGGGCGGGGGTTGTCGTCCCTGAGGGACTGGGCTCTCAGTTGAAGACGCTGGCTGACGGCATTAACTGCTTCACCTTTGGTGGCATGGGCGCGTCTGCCATCGCAACAGTCGCGGCGCCAATTGGTACGTTGGCTGACTCTGTGAAGAGATGGGTTTCAGTCACTATCCCTGACACACTTGAGTCTGACCTGACGGCGCTTTCGGCCGGTATCAAGTCATTCTCTTGGGCTTTCATGGGAGGCTGGTCGATCGGTTCGGTCATCGATCCCCTCAGTAAGTTACCGGATGCCATCAAGAAATGGAATGGAGTCAAAATCCCAGAAGGACTCGAAGATGACTTGAAGTCCTTGGCCTCGGCTATTAAATCGTTCACGCTTGCTTTCGTTGGAGCATGGTCGATCAGCGCTGTCGTCGGACCCATTGGCGACCTGGCAAACGCCGTCAAGAAGTGGAATGGCGTCACAGTTCCTACCGATCTTGGCAAGAAACTGACTACTTTCGCTGGTGATCTCCAGACTTTCGCGACAAAACTCAGCAGTATTCAGGGCGTCGACACGAGCAAAATCAACTCGTTTGCGAGCTCCGTTACGAAGCTCCGTGATGCAGTGGGCAAGGTTAGTAACGTGAATGTCGCTGGCGTTAACAGATTCGTTTCGGCGATTAAGAAGATTGCTAGCCTCAACGTGAATTCAGAAGCCTTAACCTCCACGGCTTCGGCGGTTACCTCCTCGGTGCGTAAGATGATAGCCGGCATCAATTCCGCGATTAAGACTGGCGGCCCATCCATTGCTACGTCGATGAAATCGGCGCTTAGCGGGCTCCCCGCCGCCATTAAGTCTAGCATCTCCCCGGTGAAAACCGCGACTATAGCCCTCATCACCGCACTCATCAACGCAATCAAATCCAAGAAAGCGTCCGTTGCAAGCACCGCCAAAACCCTTGCGACTGGCGCTATCAGCGCGATTAGAGAGAAGCGTAGCGGCTTTGTGTCCGCCGGCGAGTATCTTGGTGCTGGCCTAGTCGAAGGTCTTAATTCCAAGTGGCAGGCCGTATACGATGCGGCATTTGCCCTTGGCCAAGCGGCTGTGCAAGGTGAGAAAGATGGCCAGGCTTCGAACTCCCCCTCCAAACTTGCCATTCGAAATGGTAAGTGGTTTGGCGAGGGCCTGGTAATCGGTATCGGGAAGATGAGCCGAGCCGTCTACAACGCCGGGTACGACATCGGTGATACTGCGGTCAATTCACTGTCAGCAGCAATTGCTAAAGTGAGCGACGTTGTCAATTCCAATATCGATACCCAACCTACAATTCGACCTGTTCTAGACCTGAGTGACGTTCAGTCTGGAGCCGGTACAATTAGCAACCTGCTGAGTATGCAGCCCTCTATGGGCCTGCTGTCAAACGTTGGCGCGATTAACACTATGATGGCTCGCCGTCAAAATGGAGTTACGAACGATGATGTTGTGACAGCAATCAAAGATCTTGGCACCAAGATCAATCAGCGCTCTGGCGATACTTACAGCATCAATGGTATTACCTATGACGATGGTAGTAACATTAGTGAGGCTGTGAGAACTCTTGTTAGAGCAGCACGAGTGGAAAGGAGGACGTAAGAGATGTCAACTTATACCGTTAAAACTGGCGATTGCTTATGGAATATTGCTAAGAGCGTATATGGTGATGCGACGAGGTGGACTGAAATCGCTAAAGCAAACGGCATTACCACCGACCCAAATAAGTGCTACATTTATACTGGCGACAAACTGACCATTCCAGGTACATCCAGCGGTGGAAGCTCTGGTGGCGGAAGCTCTGGCGGTTCAAGTAAACCGACCTACAGCACTTCCAATCTAGGCTCGACCGTGAAGATGGAATTCTTCTGCCCGTTGGCCGGAAGCCAGCGAGAAATGTTCGCAGCCTGGTCTTGGGATCAGAGCAACACCGAGAACTACGAAGTTAAGTGGGTCTACGGCACTGGTCAGGGCTTTGAAGTTGTCGGCAGTCGGACTACGGTTGAAGACAAGCAGGCGACTTATTCCGCACCTGAGAACGCTGAATACGTTGGCATTTACGTCCGCCCCATTTCTCAGAAACGCTCCGGGACAGACTCGTATTACTGGACGGCTAAGTGGTCGACAGTGATGAAGTATGACTTCAGCAACAACCCTCCCGATGTCCCTCCGGTCCCGACCGTCTCCATCGATAAGTACAAGCTAACAGCTTATGTCGAAAACCTGGACCTCGATGCAAAACAGATTCAGTTCCAGGTCGTTAAAGACAACAAGACGGTTTTCAAGACCGGCAAAGCAGCGATCAAGAAGACCTACGCATCGTACTCCTGCACAGTTGAGGCGGGTGGCGAGTATAAGGTTCGCTGCCGTGGTGTAAGAGGCAAGGTTGTCGGTGAGTGGTCTGAGTATTCAAGTAATGCTCAGACTGCTCCTGCTGCCTCCGAGGGCATCGAGACTCTACGGGCACTCTCTGAGACATCGGTCTATATTTCTTGGTCAAAGGTTTCAAATGCGAAGAGCTATGAAGTCGAGTATACGACTGATAAGAGTTACTTCGATAGTTCTACTCAGCCGAATAGTACGACGGTTAAGTCGGTCGTTACCCATGCGGAGATCACAGGGCTTGAGTCCGGAAATGAGTGGTTCTTTAGAGTTCGGGCTACCAATGATCAGGGCGAGTCTTCTTGGACCTCCGTCAAAGGTATCAAGATTGGCACGGTTCCGTCCTCTCCGACGACATGGTCATCCCTCAGCACCGTCTCTGTTGGGGACCCGCTAACCCTTTACTGGATGCATAACTCTGAAGATGGCTCAGACCAATCAGAGGCAGAGCTTGAATTGTCTGTTGATGGTACGGTTACCACTCATACGATATATTCAGCCGCCTGCTCCACTCTTGAAGGAACTGCGGCTAAGACTGCGCCATTATCCGGTTTCGCCCTCAAGAAAAATGCCATCATCAAGGTCAGGATGCAGTATGCCAATACGGCGGCCAATCCTACTTTGAACGTGAATAACACCGGCCCCAAACTCATCGCAGCGTCCGATCCTGAGGATCTCCTCTGGAACGCCGGCGACGTGATGGTCGTCCAGTATAACGGGACGAGCTGGGTTATTCTCGAAGCCGATGCTCAACAGAACACCACATCTTTCTCCGTTGACACATCGGTCTACAGTGAGGGCGCTAAGATCCTCTGGCGAGTCCGAACAAGAGGAATCCTCTCGAAATACGGTGACTGGTCTGTTCAAAGAACCGTCGACGTTTACGCTCCCCCTACTCTGATTCTCAATGTCACTGACAAAGAAGGTAAAACGATAGAGAGTCTTACTTCTTTTCCCTTTTACATCAGTGGCACAGTCGGCCCCAATACTCAATCTCCAATCGGATACTTCGTAAGCGTCATCGCTAACGAATCCTATGAGACTGTTGACAATGTCGGCGACGTCAAAATGGTTAAAGAAGGCGATGAGGTTTATTCGAATTACTTCGATATCTCTGCGCCTCTTCTGCTTGAACTCTCAGCCCACAACATCAGTCTCGAGAATAACATCACCTATACTGTCAAGGTTACAGTTTCGATGAACTCCGGACTAACTGCAGACGACTCTGCCGAGTTTACCGTGGCATGGGATGGAAGCGGTTGTTGGCCGAACCTCGAGATTGAGTATGATGCTGAGACGTATACGACTCATCTGAGACCGTATTGCGAGGACATCCATGGCGATCCGATTGAGGGCTTCACACTTGCCGTTTATAGGCGTGAATTCGATGGGAACTTTACTGAACTCGCCACGGGTTTGGACAACGTGGATCAGACCTACATCACCGATCCACATCCGTCTCTGGACTATGCGAGATATCGAGTGGTTGCGACCGAAGCGGCTACTGGCCGCGTAACATATTACGACGTACCCGGGTTCCCGATTGGAGAGACCTCGATGATCATCCAATGGGATGAGGCTTGGTCTTACCTAGACGCCGGTGTCGACATCGACTACGAGCAGCCTTCCTGGTCTGGGTCGTTGCTCAAGCTCCCCTATAACATTGACGTTGCTCCTAAGTATGATCCCGATGTCACTCTGGCTGAATACATCGGTCGGAAGCATCCTGTGAGTTACTACGGTACCCAGCTTGGTGAGACCGCCACTTGGAATACTGAGATCGATAAGGAAGACACGGAGACTCTGTATGCTCTTCGTCGGCTTGCGGTTTGGATGGGGGACGTGTATGTCCGAGAACCCTCCGGGAGCGGATACTGGGCGAACGTCAACGTCACATTCCCGCAGAAGCACCTTAACTTGACCATCTCGGTGAAGCTTGAGATTGCTCGAGTAGAGGGAGGTGTGTAAGATGGCTGACTGGTTGAAATCCATGCAGCAGACCTATGAGTACTACGTCGTTGATCCCATCAGTTGGAAAGACAGGCAGCGACTCGAAAACGTCAAGTCTTGCAACATCACCCGCGACAGCGACACCGCAACTCTCGGCTCCGCGACTATCAACGTAGCTGAATCTGTCGGGGAGTGCTACATTCGAGTATACCTCGTTACAATTCAAAATGGAGTGAAAGAGCGCCATCCTTTGGGAACCTTCTTGGTGCAAACCCCGTCATCCAACTTTAACGGCAAGATTCGGGATGTTACAATGGACGCCTACACCCCGCTGCTCGAGTTGAAGGAGAATCAGCCACCGGTCGGTTACTCAATCTTTCGAGATGAGAACATCATGGCCACTGCCTATGAACTCACCCGAGATAAATTGCGAGCGCCGGTGGTGGAGGCTCGCTGCGATACGGCTCTTGCGACTGACTTCATCGCGGACACAAGCGATACTTGGCTTACATTTATCACAGATTTGATAAAGAATGCTAAATATACGCTCGGCCTTGACGACATGGGTCGCATCCTCTTCTTACCAGATCAGGATACGGCTTCTTTGCAGCCGGTTTGGACTTATACGGATGATAACAGCTCGATTCTCTACCCCGACTTGAGCATGGATCATGACTTATATGAGATCCCGAATGTTGTCGAGGTTATCTACTCTAGCGGCGCGGACTCCTATTATGCTCGGGTTGTCAACGATGATCCGAATAGCCCGACTTCTACCGTGAGTCGAGGCCGGACGATTACGAAGCGCGAAACGAACCCCAGTCTGGTCGGAGGTGTTACCGACGCCCGGATTAAAGAGTATGCAACGGCGCTTCTACGCGAGCTCTCCACTCTCGAATACACTATCACCTATACTCATGGCTATTGCCCAGTCCGTCGTGGTGACTGCGTCCGAATCAACTATGAACGCGCTGGCCTCACCAATATTAAGGCCAAGGTTGTTAGTCAAACAATCAAGTGCGAGCCTGGTTGCCCTGTGACGGAGAAAGCAGTATTCACGACCAAGCTATGGAGGTGATGATGCATGCCTTTGTCAATTGATTTGATTTCGCAATTTGCGAAGATCACAAAAGATAAGGAAACCGAGAAGAAAGAGGTTACTGCATACGGTACGATTGCTGAGTATGCCGGCCGAAAATGCGTCAAACTGGATGGCTCTGATCTATACACCCCGGTTATGACGACTGTTGAAGCCGTGGAAGATGAGCGCGTCATCGTGTCGCTTAAAAATCACACAGCAACAGTCATTGGCAATATCACATCCCCAGCGGTTCGAACTGAAACGGTTCGAGTCATAGTGGATAATGTGACGGGACTCGAAAAAGTTCTTGATGATACTGCGTCCACTTCAGACCTCGCTGCAATAGAGACCCGGGTTGATGCCCTTGAGACAGCTGATACGAATATTACTCAAACTCTTGCAAATAAGCTCGATTCAAGCGTTGCGGCATCCACCTATGCTCCGAAGACCTCCATTGATGCGTTGAATGAGGCTGTGAGCAAGAAACTGGACTCCGACATTGCAGCGAACACCTACGCACTAAAGTCTACAATCAATGCGTTGAATGCGACGATCGAAGCTCTTGAAGCTCGCGTCCAGGCTCTTGAAGGAGGGGCGTAATCGTGGAAATAGAAAATAACTATGAGCATCGCTTGACTGAGGTCGAGGCTCGCTCTAAGTCCAACACAAGGCGCCTCGATGAGGTCGAGAAGCGCCAGGATAATCTGGATCAGTTGGTATCTTCTGTGGCTGTCATGGCCAAAGAGCAGGAGCATATCAAATCAGATGTCTCCGAGATCAAGTCCGATGTCCGCAGTATCATAGACAAGCCCGGCAAGCGCTGGGACAGCATTGTAGAGAAAATTGTTTGGGCGGTTGTAGCCGCTGTACTTGGCCTCCTGCTCGGGTATTTCGGTCTCTAAAATTAATCAACGGAGGAATTCAAAATGAGAACTCTCAAGTTCATCGTAGATGGTCAAATCATCAAACAAGATCCGAATTGTGATTTCACGAATCTGGTTCCCGGGAGTGAAGGGTATTTGCGAGCGGAGTTCTCGTTTTCTCCGGAATGGAATGAGTGTGCAAAAGTGGCTGCTTTCTATTCTGCGGTCGGTAAAGAGTACCCTCCACAGGTATTGAAGGACGGCCGCTCTTGCATCGTTCCTACCGAGGCTCTGACGAAGTATGCCTTTAAGATCAGGGTTATCGGCAAAAGCAAAACCACTAAACTAACTACGAATTTAATAGCTGTGAAGCAGAATGGAGGTGCGTTATGAACGAAAAATGGGACGGTACCAAAGTAGTTGATACCGATCATCACTTTATTGTGAACTCGTTTACTCGCGAGATCACGAGTAAGAATCCTCAGAAGGATGTCTTGATTCAGAACGACCATAATTCTGAGCGCTTCACCTTTGAAATCCCTCGCTATATCGAAGGCCGCGACGTTGGCAAGTGCAACGTTGTGCAGGTGTGCTATACCAATGGTCGTTTCAGCGGGGTATATACGGTCGACGACATGAAGGTTTATCCCTTTGTTCGCGACAAGCTGACCTGCAGCTGGCTTATCTCTCAGAATGCCACCAAGAAGACTGGCAAGCTGAGTTTCATGCTGCGCTTTGCTCAGGTGAATGATGACGCAACTGTCGAGTACGCCTGGAGCACCAAGACCTATGACAATGTCCGAATCCTCGAGACAATCGACGCCATCGACACATTCGAAGACGAGTATGTGGACGCGATCCAGCAGTGGCGAAACACCCTGGAATCTGAGATGAAGGTATATGTTGACAAGACCGTTGAGACAAACGTGGATGTCGCCCAAATCAGCAAGAACAAAGACGGTATCGCTGACCTCAATACTCAGTTGGCGGTTCAGAAGGGTCGAATGGATACTTTCAGCGCGCTGGAAGAGGGAAGCACTAGCGGCGATGCTGAATTGGCGGATATTCGGGTCGGATCGAACGGGGCTACGTATGCTAATGCTGGCGAGGCGGTTCGTACACAGAATGCAAAAGTCTCCGATCGAATCGATGACCTGACAACTGGCTCGTTGAACCTTTTTGACAAACGCCGAGTGCTCTATGATAAATTCTTATCTTATGATATGAATGGCGTCGCCATTACTGTCGATGGGTATTTTGTTTCTGACTATATCCTCGTTAAACCTAACACCGCCTATAATATTAGCAGGGTCTCGTCTGAAAAGATGATCTCGGAGTACGACGAAAGCCTCACGCATATTAAGTCCACGAAGGATTGGTCGATTACGACCGGAACAACGACCAAGTATATTCGATTCAGCGCGTCTTCGACTTACTTGGATAGCCTCATGCTGTTTGAGGGCCCCCTTCCCACGACGTATGAACCATATCTCGAACAAATCAACTATGACGCATTTAGAGTGAACGCATTGGATGGAGATCGGGTGAAAAACGGGTCGATGCGCATCGCCAAACTCAGTGAGTGTAAAATAACAAGCGATAACTTGTTTAACCCGAACTCAATTATCGACGGTATGTACCTTTACGGCCCCGCTGGTGAGCTAAAGGCGTTCGATGGATATTTCACGAGTGATTACATTTCCGTCGAACCTGGCGCAGTCTACTCCTCTTCCTATCTTGAGCAAGTTGTGTTCTATGATAGCGAGGCGCGATTCATCGAGAAAAAGACGGCGGTAAACGGGTTTACGACCCCAGAAAACGCCGCATTCATTCGGGTGTCGAACAAGACGCAACGGCTTACTCTTATGCAGTTGAACGCCGGGGCGAGTCTCCTCCCGTATGACGAATACAGGTATACGCTCGTCGGTTTTTGCGATAGGACGACTGTTCGGAAGCGCCTATGCACACTCGGGTATGCTTGGAGTCAGTGGTCTGCTGGCGAGAAATTCCCGATCGGTATTCTAGGCGACAGTACTACTGATGGTGCGAGCACCACGGGTTGGACGACCACGAATAGCCACGAGTACCTGGATACCGAAGCCGGGGGATTCGGCTCGGTCGATTACGTCAACGAAAACGCATATCCTGAGAAGCTGCAGGCACTGATCAGAGCCGAATTGTCGAATAACCAGATGCGAGTGTATAACATGGGTTACACCGGCTTCTCGTTCTACACGATTATGCCGCACTATGATGCCATCTTCAGTGGAGTATATTCTGACGTCAAAATGGTTGGAATTAACATGGGTATTAACGATCGCGTTGACCCGAGTTCGGCAGCCATCTACTATGCAGATTTTCGTAAGAATCTTATCGACACAATCGACTATCTCTATGATAAGGGAATTCAGCCGTTCCTGATCACTTCTCAGGCTACGATTGAGCCGTATCCTGATGATGGGCTTGGCGCTTTCTATCCGCTTAGAACATCCGAATCTATCAATTCGATCGCCAATCGGATTAAACGAGAAGTCGCCGATGAATACGGCCTCGAGCTTCTTGACATGACATCTTATGACGAGTTTATGATGACGTATTCTGCTCATACGATCACTGATATCATTTCCGACGACCTGCACTATAGGGACCTAGGCCATACGATCGAAGCTGAATTCCTCTTTAGCCAGATAGCTCCGCGCACGGTGGAGGCGACAAACCACACGCGACTCAGCTTTGCTAGCCAGCGCGTGAAGTCCAACTGCCCATCCAATCGAGTAGACTATTTGACCACGCCTGTTCAGGGTATGAAGCTCGGTGTTGGGTACACGAAGGATGACTCGAATGACATCGTATTGCAGGATTTCATCATTAACATCGTGGAGAAGCATCCCCTGACGCTCAAATCGTACTGCACTGCTGTTGCGGCTCAGTATGTAGTAGTGGATGAAGAGACTGTAAAAATCACCGCTACCGAGCAAACGCTCAAGACTCTCGATGTTGGCGTTCATCGTATTCAAGCCATGAGCGGCGCATCCGAGACAGTGAACTGGATCGGGTTCTATCTCATTAATGAATAAAGGAGGGCTGAACGATGAGTCAAGCAGATGAACTGTTGATGTCTTTGGAAGAAGACACGACAGAAACTACCACTGGCAATATTGTCATTGGGGCGGACCGGTTTATCACCGTTCCCGACTCCCTGAAGAAGGTTGCTGTCCAGTACGACCACGATATTGAGACAGTGACTTTCGACTGCCCTCGTTACTGGGATGGGCGCGACCTGTCTAAGATGATGGTCTATGTCAACTATATGCGTCCGGATGGCGAATTCGGCTGTCACCTCTGCGAGAACGTCGCGGTTGATACTGCAGATAGTTCTCTCATGCACTTCGACTGGACTGTTTCCGGTCACGTGACCTACGTGAGTGGTACGATCACCTTCCTCGTTTGTGTGAAAAACGTCGGGACCGATGGCATGGAGGAGAACATCTGGCATACCGAACTCAATACTGACATGCATGTGTCTGAGGGCATGGAGTGCCATGAGACGATTCTTCAGCGCTTCCCCGATATCATTACCCAGCTTCTGTGCCGTATGGAGCAGTCTGAGGCTTTCGTTTCTGATATGGACACCGAACTTCGCAATCGAGTGACTCAGGCTGAGGAGACCCTCGATGCTACTGAGACTGAGCTCCGAAATCGCGTCACTCAGGCCGAAGCGACCATCGTCAACACCGACACTGAGCTTCGCCAGCGTGTAGCCCAGGCCGAGACGAGTATTCAGAATACTCAGACTAATGTCGAGACTCGGATGTCTCAGGCCGAAGCGACCATCACCAACACCGACACTGAGCTTCGCCAGCGTGTAGCCCAGGCTGAGGCTAACATTCAGGCGACTGATACCAATGTCAAGAACCGGACGACCGCCGTCGAGAACTATGTGCAGGGGATCACGGCTACAGCCCATGTTTTGGAGGATAGTCAGGCTCCGACTGTCGAGAAGACGGCTACCACTGACAGTATCAACCTCAATTTCGGCATCCCCAAGGGCGCCAGCATCAAGAAGGTTGAACTTACAGCTGGTAATCATGCTCCCGGCACCCTGGATACGTACACGATCACTCTGACGGATGGCTCCACGCATACCTTCCAGGTCTATAACGGTCTGGATGGTCAGGGCTCTGGCGATATGCTCGCCTCGATCTACGATACGCAGAGCAAGCATACTGATATTTTCACCTATGTCGATAACGCCGTTGCGGCCGACCTTGACTGCGGAGAATGGTGAGGTGAGCGATGATGAGAACCTGTCGAACTTGCGCCTATGCCCGGTATAACCCTCTTATTGGCGAGTATAGGTGCACATTAACCAACCTGGTGATGACCGAGGTGGACGAGTTTGATTGCGAGAGCTATCGCAAGGGCCGTCCGTGTGGACCCTCGCCTCCTCCGAGAGCCGCCATCACGACGAACGATCACACCCGTCTGAGAAACCGCAATGCGGCTGACCAGCATTCCATCGGCTCCATCCACGGCCTGCAAGATGCTCTGCCTACCGAGGGTCTGACCGCTGGTGATGTCTACAACTGCGAGGACACCGACATGAACTACGGGTGGAACGGTGAGGCTTGGGACCCCATGGGTACCACCTTCAGCATCGAGTATGTGACCAACGAGGAAATCGATACGATCCTGGCATCCTAACTAAACGGAGGTAGTCTCCCATGGCAGATGAAAAATCTGTCGGCAAGAGCGGGCTGGCCTATTTCTGGGGCCAGCTCAAGCTCAAGCTGGCAAACTTCTATACAAAAACTGAAGTAAATAATATAGCCGCCAAGTATCTGCCATTAACCGGCGGTACGTTGAGCGGAAACCTCACCGGCAAGTATCTGACCGGAGCATGGCTGCAGACGACTGCGACGACTAACCTAAACAAGGCTCCGGGTCGCATCGCCGTTCTGGACGACTCCGGTTGGGTATATTTCCGGACCCTAAGCCAATTGGCAAACGACCTCAATCAAGATATCGATTGTGGAGCGTTCACAGACACTTCTACAACCGAGACGATCGATTGTGGAACGTTTTGAGAGGAGTGAATAAATTATGGCAAGAAAATTCCAAATCAAGCGCGGCCTTAAGGAAAACATTCCGACGTTGGCGCAGGGTGAGCTTGGTTTTACAACTAATAGCAACGCCGAGCAGCTGTACGTCGGTAACGGAGCGACGAATATCCCCATGGCCCGACAGGATGCCCTGGATACTCATAAGTCTGATACCACCGCCCACGTGACTGCGGCTGAACGGACGAAGTGGAATGGTAAGCAGGATGCCCTGAGTTTCGATTCTACCCCGACATCCGGCAGTACTAAGCCTGTTACTTCTGGCGGCGTGTATAAGGCTCTGCAGAACGTGCAGCAGTCTCTCACATTCGACAACACCCCCACGGCTGGCAGCTCCAACCCCGTTAAGTCCAGCGGTATCAAGAGTGCTCTGGACGAGAAGCAGGCTAAGGTCACTGTATCCGGCATCCTCAAGGGCGATGGCAACGGCGGTGTGACCGCGGCAGCAGCTGGCACCGACTATGCCCCCGCTTATACGTACGGCACAACTGATCTTACCGCGGGTACGAGCACCCTGGCAACGGGCAAGCTGTACTTCGTCTATGAGTGAGGTGAGGTGACATGGCAAAGAATGTTTATGTGGGTGTGAATGCGGACCTAAAACTGACTGATATGCATCAATATAGCATCGATGAGATGATTTCGGCAGGCTACGCTACGGCTGACAGCACATGGGTGGCTTGCTCCGGAATAGATGACTTTGCGGTGTATTATGCCCCTAGCGGTGTATTATGCCTATGGGCGTGGCCCATGGACGATGGTAATGGGGAGCTGTACATCTATTCTACTGATTATCTAAGGACTGGAATTGGCTATTACGTTCGCGCAGATAAGTGGGCGGCTGGTAGCCTTCCGCCGGTTGGCGGGGGTAGCGCTGCGTTGGAGGCGTGGTTTGTTCAAGGAGGGGTGGCCACTCGCTATTATCCTGGAACCGAGGCCCGCGCCCGCAAAGTCAAAAAGATGTATGTGGGGGTGGAGTGCAAGGCGCCAATCGGTAGAGAAATAACTTACGATGCGCTTTTGTCCACATTATCCTCCGTATCGCTTAGTGGGTATAGTACAACTGTAGCAGTCATCGACAAAGACAAGACTAAGTGGATACCGGAACCTTCTAATCCAAATTTAATGCCTGTATGGATCACTGAGACTAAAGATATTTCGAGCGCAGAAGCCGGGACCTATTTTACTTTTATACCGCGCGGCGGACAGCTACTTACTGGGGAGATGAATTATGTAGCGTTGGCTTGGAAGTGCATTAGACGAGGTTCTAACGCGGTATATGAGGAATATACGGTCGGCACAACTCAAGTCGCCCGCCGCATCAAAAAAGCCTACATCGGTGTCGGCGGCGTGGCCAGACCGTGCTTCGGCCATGACCCGATTGAGTATTATGGAGTGATTACTCCTGAGTCATCTGCACCCGGTGGCATGCTAGCGGCGGCTTCTGTCGGAAATTATGCTTTATTTGCAGGCGGTACCGATGCTAACTCGAACATTTTAAACACAGTGAATGCTTACAGTTCATCTCTTACACGTAGCATACCGACCTCTTTAGCTCAAACTTGTTACAACGCAACGGGTGGGTCAGTTGGAAATTACGCACTTATCGCCGGTGGCCACGCGAGTACTTCGGCCTCCCGAGCACAAGTCAATGCGTATAATTCATCTCTTGCACGAACTGCGCCGACTTCGCTATCTCAAGCTCGTGGCGGTTTGGCAAGTGCAAATGCCGGTAATTATTTACTTTTTGCAGGGGGGCACTCTCAGTCTAGTGGGCAATCGTGCGCGCAGGTTGACGCCTATAGTTCATCTCTTACGCGTAGTACACCAAGTTCTTTAGCTATAGCAAGGAGTAGTATGGGTGGAGCTAGGGTAGGAACATATGCTCTTTTTGCAGGTGGCGGCACGAGCACAGACGTTGTCACTGCTTATAGTTCGTCACTCGCACGTAGCACACCAACTGTCTTATCTACTGCTCGTGATGAGTTGACTGGAGCGGCCGTTGATGGATATGCGCTTTTTGCAGGCGGAGGTAAGGCAGCAACAGGTCGTACTGTTGATGCTTATAATTCAACGTTGGTACGCAGTACGCCAACTTCATTATCGAGTCAAATAGCTTTAGGTTGCGGGGTGAGTACTCCAGATTATGCATATGCAATATTTGGGGGACTATGTGTTAACGCTTATAATAAGAATTTATTAAGATCAGTGCTTCATTCATTGTCTATAAAATGTGAGTCCTTAGACGGGGCTTGTGCTGGTAATCATATTATATTCGCAGGAGGGCTACATAATTTTACGTCGCAAAATGCCGTTAACGCCTACATCTACTACCCCGACGCTTAATTAAGAAAGGAGAAATCTAACAATGAAAATCATCGAAAAGTACACTGGGGAAAAGACCTACATGTTCCCCAACGGGTCCCTGGCGACTCCGGAGGTCATGCTGAAGGAGTTTCCTGCTGTTCTGACGTTCGCGCACATCATTGAAACCGATGAAGCGGGCGAAGTGGCGTTCGCCGTTCAGAACCTGAACGCCATGCGTTCCTTCTACAACATCGACTCTTCCCTGTCTGAGGCGGAGGCAATCGCCGCCATCCAGACTGAGGTCAACAAGGAGCCCGAGGTCGATACAACCCCGACTGCTGAGGAGCGCATCGCTTCTGCGCTGGAGTACCAGGTCCTGACTTCTCTGCCTGACGAGGAAACCACTGAAACTGAGACTGTGTAAGGAGGAAAACAGATATGAACTTCGATACTATCAAGAGAAACTTCGACCGCGGTCTGTGGAACAAGCAGATGGTCAAAATGGCAGTCCGCAAGGGTGTCATCACCAAGGATCAGTACCAGGAGATCACTGGCGAAGTGTACGCCTGAGTAAAGATATGGGAGTGGGTCCGCGTGGCCTACTCCCTCTTTTCTTTTTCGACATAAAATTGTTCCAGCATAATGACTCGCGTGAAAAACACCTCCTTTTATGGAAGAAAGGCATATCAAATAAAGGAGTGTTTAACATGTTTGAAATGAAATTTAAAATCGTGCAAATCCTTGCGAACGGTGGTGTCATTACACACTACCTCAAGGGTAAACCAAGAGATGTAAAATTAGACATTTTGAACTTCAAGAAAGCCTCTAAGAAATTTGAGATGTTCGGTAAAGAAGGAATGATTGTGTGGATGTAATGTCTGCACGGTCTCTTCTTTTGGCCGTTGATATGAATAATCAAAAGAGGCTCCGTCATTACGACAGGACCTCTTCTTTTTGCTCACAAACCTTGATATGACGCTATCGGTATCAAGTAGCACCCCCTATATAAAATTATTCCAATATAATAAATCGCGATTCATACAAGTCCTTTTATAGAAGGGAGCGAAACGACATGCTTAAAAATATTAAAAAGTATGTTTATAAAAAGCTGCTATCTTATCACCTAAAGAAGTCCGATCACTATTATAGCAAGATCGATGAATGGAATGCGGACAATAACATATATTGGGGTAATAAGACAGCAAGACACACCATGAAATGTTTGAAGTTGACGTTAAAGCTCAATAAGTTGGAAGAGGACTAACGAGCCCTCTTCTTTTTGCTCAAAACCTTGCTACAAAGCTATCGGTATCAAGTAGTACCCCATGAGTCAGGGCTTAAATGATACACATATTAGTCGCACTTAAGCTTAATGCGGATTTTGTACGGAGGAGTGTAGTACTGCATACCTTGCGATAAGTCTGCATGATATTGTGCAGCGTTCTCTTTTGTGATCCGAACCGAGGGCCCTCTTTCATACACCATCTTCTCGATCACTTCTTTCAAATAACGATTCTTCGTTTTAGCGTCAAGCTCAGGATCTTCCAAAA